TGGGTCCTTGTATAGCTTTTGCCATTCTGAAAAATAGAGTAAGTTTTCGAATATTTCTATATTTTGTTTAATAATAATATTGGATGACATAGATACATCAACAATAGTAGCCCATGTTGGATAAACACCTGTGCAATCTATGCCTTTAATCCATTGAGAAGGCATAAAACGCTGACCCTTTTTTTTATCTTGGAAGAAAGCCCCTAGCCAACTAAAAGATGAATTTGCACAGATCGCGCCTTCGCAATTTGACATTTCAATTAAGGTATCCAATTGGTTTACTTTATTTGAAATGGTGTATGAAATACTGAATTGTTTCATGTAATTTGTAGCGTATGTATTATCATCTGAGAATACTATGTATTTTGTATCAGGGCTAAGTAAATTGAAGCATTTTTTATGATAATAAGAAAGGTCATAACCAAAGCTTCCTTTAGGTAAATAATCACCTGCTCGTATGTGTATGAAATATGTATTTGGGTAATGGTCTGTTTTTATCTTAGGTATTAGTGCAGAGGGAAAATAGCGTTCATCTTGAAAATATCCCTGTAACACGACATTGGATAAGGAATTTGGCAACTTCGAGTAATTAAATGTTTTTAATTCTGATATTACCCTTAGATTTTCAACTCTATCTATAACTGGTACATTTGGGAATAACTTGAATAACATTCCGTCAAGGTTTTTTTCATGGGGTTTCGAACCATTGTTGCTATTTGCTTTCGATATTACACATTGCTTTCCGTATTTTTCAGCATATCCAAGTGCCGCTAACATTTGAAAAATCCTGTTACCTAAACCTGCAGATAACTTAGAGCAAACTAAATTCCCTGAAATTTCTCTACGAAGGATGCTGTTTTCGACGGGAATATTGTTCACAAAAGGTAAAAGCGAAGGTAAAGGTATAGCTGAAGGAAAAGGCATAGCCGAAGGTAAAGGTAAAGCCGAAGGTATAGCCCGTGCATTATTCACCAATGGTCTTTCTATAGTTTTAGCCGTAGTATTATAAGTTTGTCTTAAAAGGAGATTTTTATGCTGAGCTTGAATATCATTAGTTTTCCTGTCTAGTGTATTTTTTAGTAAAGCTGCTAGTTCAGGTGAAATTCTTTTTAACCTTTCTTCAGGGGTTTCCCTAAGGTAATTATTTGACCTCATTAATTATTAGTCATATTATTATTTGTTATATTTAACTAGTGTTACAAAATACACTATACTTTTCAAGTTGTCTACGAATTCCGGAACCGTGGACATTGTCCACACTTTCGTATTTCGTGTAAATTGTTTGACATTGAGTATTTTTTGCTCTTGTTGTGATATGGAATTTGTCCACGGATGCTCTTAATTGGAATATGCAAGCCCTCCCATTCCTGACATGATACGCAGAACGTTGTAGTTCGTCGCATAGACGCGGACCGTCGCAGACGTCGCCGTGCCAACAGCGTTGTTGGAGACCGTGAGCAGGAGCGTGGTGTTATCAATGCGAGACAAGTTGCAGGTGCCAGAGGGCTGGTGCTGCTCGGGCTGGAGAGCGAAGGAGTAGACGTTGATGCCAACCGCGGGCACGTTGGTGTGGTGCTGGTAGGGCTGGACCTCGTTGAAATAGCGGCCCTCGCGAACCTGGAAGCGGTCGTGGCCGTTGAGCTGGAGCAGCGCCGTGACCGTGGGGTTGTTGCCCGCAAGGCCCTCGACGCGGGTGACGGAGTAGCCAGACTCCAGGACCGCGCGGTCCCACCAGTCGGAGTAGTTGAAGGGCTGCTGGCCCTTCCAGGGGTTGATGACGTTGTCGTCGCAGGAGACGAAGGAGTCGCGCTGGACAACCCAGATGAGCTCCTTGCAAGGGTGGTTGAAGTTCAGCTTCAGCTTGTTTGAGCTGGAGGTGATGGACTCGCCGCCCGTGAACTGCAGGGTCTCAATCAGGTACTCGTGGCTTACCTGGGCGAACTTGCGGCGCTCGTCCGTGTCCAGGTAGATGTAGTCGACGTAGAGAGACGCCGCGACAAGGCCCGCCGCCGCGACACGGTCACGGACCGTGTGGACGTTGGACTGAGAGGGGGTCTGGTCGAAGCACAGGTTGCGGAGGTCGTTGAACTCCAGGTTGATGCGGACCTCGTGGTACTGGAGCGCAATCAGAGGCAGCGCCAGGCCAGGGTTGCGGTTGAACCAGAACTGGAGAGGGATGTACAGCGTGTACTCAGGCGCGCACATCAGGAACTCGTTGGAGGAGTTGGGCTCGCCGCCAGAGCAGTCGTTGTCGCAGTCCTCGCCGCCCTGGACCAGCAGGTTGACCAGCTGGGGAACATTGCCAACCATCTTCGCGTAGCCGGCCTGCTTGCCCGCCTCCTGGGTAAGCTCATTCCAAATCTGGAGCCAGTCACCATAGTGCTTGTCGATGCGCTGGCCGCCAATCTCGAGCTCGACATTCTTGACCAAGTTGTGGCCGACCCAGTTGAGCCAGCGGAACTGCGCACCAGAGCCGTCCGTGGATAGGAGGGTCACCTTGGGCAGAGTGGCCTGGAGGTAAATGCGGTAGATCAAGTCGCCGTTGCGCTGGATCGTGCAAGTTACCTTGCGACCGAAGCCAGGAGAACCGTTGAAGGGGTTCTCAATGGACTCCATCGCGAAGTTCGTGTGGCGACGGTAGACAACCTTGAAGAAGGTAATCTGGGGGTTACCCGTTAGGTAAACGTCTTGAGCGCCATAGGCTACCAATTGCATAAGGCCCCCACCGGTCATGTTGTTATACCTACGCCAGAGAAAAAAAATCTGGAAAAATACAGAATTTTCTAAAAAAATCCAAAAGTTACCGGCTGAATTTTATGGAACCTAAGGGGTTTTGCCCGGGAGGTAGTTTTACATATTTATGGGGCGCGCTTTCATACTGTAAGACCTGGGGCTAAAGAATATGCATAGGAAACCCTATAGTACATGAGTGACCCCTTCTTTAAGATAAGACCATCAAAGCGGTCTAATCCAGAAGCCCGAACAACTCTTGATACTGTCCATCAACACTATTTGTCTAAGGTAAAGGACACAGGTGAGCAGGTTAGCACATTGAAGCAATCATATTCAACACTTGTTGGAACTTACAGGGTTGAACAAAGCGATGTCGAGAGATATCGCTTAGAACAAGAGATTAAAACAGTAAAGGCTGAATTGGATACAAAGGATGAAAAGGGTGCTGTCTTCGACTACTATTTACAGACTGGTGACTTATTGTTTCAATACTATGACATTCAAGATAGAATTAACCGTGGAGCAGACAATGTCATCCATGTTGCGGATAGGGCCAGGCCTGGCAGTGTATTTGAAGCCCTGGAAAATGCGTCAAAACAAGATATCAGTGGTGTAAAAGTTCCCTTGCCATCTAATTCGTATTCTAATGCAAGAGAACATGGTGGAGATACCTTGCGCAGAGATGCGTTACTTGACCAGTATTTGCAAAGAATGGACCCTCATTATAATAGACCTTCTATGAACGCCTTGAATGATACTTCCTTTGTCTGTGATGCCTGTGGTGAAGATATGCGAATTTCTATCAATGATGCCACTGTATCTTGTCCTCATTGTGGGTTCCATAAACTTATCTTGATGGACTCAGACAAGCCTTCTTACAAGGACCCTCCTAGAGAAATTTCTTATTATGCATATAAACGTATTAATCACTTTAATGAGTGGTTGGCGCAATTCCAGGCAAAGGAAAGCACTGAGATACCCGAAGAGGTCTTCGAGAACATTCAGGGACAGATTAAGAAAGAACGTATTCAACCTTCTTCCTTGAATAGAAGCAAAATTAGAGAAATCTTGAAGAAACTCAAGTATAACTCGTATTATGAGCATGTTCCTCATATTTTATCGAGGTTGAATGGTCATACTGCTCCAGTGATGGACCGTGAAATGGAAGAGAAGTTGCGTTACTTATTCAAGGAAATCCAGCCTAGTTTCCAGAAACATTGTCCTGCAGAACGTTCTAATTTCTTGTCTTATTCCTATGTATTGTATAAACTATGTGAACTCTTGGACCTTGATGATTTTCTTCACTGTTTTCCTTTACTGAAAAACCGTGACAAACTATATGCTCAAGATAAGATTTGGGAGAAAATTTGTAAGGATTTGAAATGGGAATTTATAAGGTCTATATAGCACTTGCTAATTATTATTTCAGTAAATACTCAAATGTATAATAGGAACCAATCATACTCGTTAGACCAATAAAATATTCCAGAATATCTATTGACACGTTGCGCTCATAGACACCTTGTTTTGCTACCAGTTGATACACTAAGAAGATGAATAAGATAACTGGAAAATAGAATGTCATAGCTCCAAATGTAAAATGCCAGAAGGAATTCCATCCATCTGTCCATAATTTACGTGGCATATAGATAATCTCGTTATCTATGACTTATAAATTAGTTTGGTCGTAGGTATTTTCCAAATACCTACCGTATTTTACGCACAGTCAAGTCTAGAACAAACATCAAGAATAGTCCAGTCATGATAAAAGAAAGCATCTCTAGTTGAGGGTTAGCACTCTCGCCTCTATTCTCTAAATCATCTAGACGTGACATAAGCATATCAATCTTAGCTCTCATGGCCTGAACATCGTCAGTGCTCAGACCATGGAATTGATAACCCTTTTCTGAATTAGTAAATGCAGTTTCAACACGGTCTGAAGACATAGGCTTCCATCGTTGCCGGAGTTCGGGTGTTAAAATAGCTGAACCTGATGACTTTCCAAAACCTGGCTCATCAAATGACTTAGTAAAGTCAGCATCTAACATATAGCCATTTGGATGGTCTACATGGCTGTTGAATACTGCCATGGTGTCTTCAGATGGATTAGAGAATGGTTCTGCTCCGAAGAAACTAGGAGTATCTGATGATTTTTCCAGTTTTATGTTGGATTTCGGAGGTGGCAGTGAATTATTAACAGTCATTTTTTTTGCGAATTGTGAACTTTGGTCAAGATACTGATTTTCTGAGTCTGCACTGGCGAAGTTTTCCTTGTTATTAATCACTGGTATTTCAAGCATACGTTTTACTGCCGGACGGTCTGGGTCGGTAGGAGGCAATTCATATGCCTGAAAGCCATCCTTTTTCTTAGAACGTCGCTTTTCCTTTGTATTTTCTGCCTGTGGAAAGGCATCGTCTAAGGATGCGAACTCCATCTACATTCAGATATGTCTTTTGTCTGACCGTTTATCCACCAATCTGGTAGATAGATGGCTTCACCCAATTCATCTCCAAAGTCTAATAATGGGCCGATGGTCGAAGAAATGGATACAAGTCTCATGGCATGGTTAACAAATACACATGTGGTCTTGAAATGGCCAGGAACGATTTTAACAGTCGCAGTCCTACTTGTAGCAGGAGCATTTGCAGAAATAGCACCCCGGAAGTCTCTTGAGGTTTTTAATAATGTTCTTGGCTCTATTCTATTTTTCATATTTCCTCTTGTCTGCACTTATGTACTTGATTGGCCAACTGGACTTCTTGCAGCTGTTGTTTGTTTAATTGTATTTGCAAGGCTTCAGAATCAGGATATGTCAGAAGGATTTTCTGACAATGTGGACGATGGTAAAGAACAGAATACTAAACTTGTTTCAAACCCACATAGATGGTTTGTTGAACGAATGCTAGGAGAGAAACCGGTTGCCATTTCCTCGGATCGCATAATTACATCTGCTGTTCAAGGTAACGATATGCATACCTCTATATCGCCATCGTCGACAACTCCAACAACTTTACAGAGCATACAAAGTTCATCCTCTTCCAATAAATAGAAACTTGCTATAAAGTAAGATGGATGACCCTACTAATGAAAATGTAGGCGTAGTCGATGGCGCCTTACGTATGATTCTTATACTAGGATTGTTAGGATGGAACGCTTTTGAAGCACTTTCCCTCCGGACACCGTATCCTTCGACAATGGTAGCTCTCTGGGAATCACCTATTTGGCGTATGACACTTTTGTTTATTGTATGGCTTGGAGCTGAATGGTGCCCACGTATAGGAGTAATGACAGGAATAGCAGTAGTAATGTATATTGTTAATATGATACAAATTGTATAATAATTATTTGTTTATAAGAACTAGATGAGTTTCTCAGGACCCCCGCCTTCCATGGCACCGCCAAGTGGTCCATTTGAAGCAACAATGACAAAAATAGCAAGTTCCCCTTATGCTCTGGCAATTGCTATTTTTTTGATTAACTTGGGTGGGCGGTTTTTACCTCTTGAAATCTCAAAAGAGCAAGAGAAATTCTTAAATCAACCATGGTTTCGTAGAAGCATTATATTTGTCATATTCTTCATGGCTACTCGTAACTTTATAACCGCCGCATGGATGGCTCTCATTGTAATTTTGTTCGTTGGATATCTTTTTAATGAAAATAGCAGTCTATGTATTCTAGGAAAAGGTGGTCTAACAGGAGGAACATGTAAGACAAAGGGACTAAAAGAGACTGCTACTTTAACTCCTGAGGAACAGTCAATTCTGAAGTCATTACAAGATAAGGCTGCAAGACTTGCGCCTAAGGCAGAGGATGAGGTTCCAGTAAATACCAAGATAGGATTTAAGAAACATGACAAATATCAGAAAGTTATGCGTGGATTATGGGGACAGTAAATAGAAAGAAATGGTTGGTGTTTTTCAAAAAACAATTCTTATAATTGGCGTTATTGCGCTAATTATAATCATTGGCCTAGCAATAAAATATAGCCCGGGTCTTTTATCTATGGCAGATGGTGGACGTGCTCTAGTCATCGTAGAACCTAGGAAACATAAGATGTTAAAATATGTGTGTGAGAATTTTGACCAACATATGTGTAAATCATGGGACTTATATGTATTCCATGGTAAAAGCCATGCGGAACATGCTAATGAAGCAGTGACAAACATAAAGGGTCGTAAGATTATCTTAATTGCCTTGGATAAAGACAATTTTACTGCAGACGACTATAACATTACATTCAAGCGTTTAGATTTCTGGAACCAGGTAAAGGCTGAGAATATTTTGGTCTTTCAGACGGATGCTGTTTTATGCCCGGCTTCCAAGTTCAAAATCCAGGATTTCATGCATTTTGATTACATTGGCTGTGGTTCTTATGATAAGGCTATAGGGAATTCTAAGGAGATATGGGGCAAGGACCAGTCGAAGAATAATTCCTTCTATGGAATTGGTGGATTGAGTTTTCGTAAGAATTCTTTCCAGAAAAAATGTATAAGAGACTATCCAAATATTAAGGCTACATACCCTGAGGATGTGTTTTTCTCTAATTGCGTAGAGAAGTCCGTGAATAAACCTCGGTCTGCGATGGATCTAGCAAATTTCTGTACACAAGATGCATTTGAGGCAAGAAGTTTTGGTGCTCATAAGACTTGGTATATGAAAGAAGGTCACGCGCCATCTTTTTTCGAATTCTGTCCTACTGCTAAGGCTATTGAAAGAGACTGAGTATATATTTTGTTACCTTCGAACAAAGTGAGACATCTTCTTCTTTATAACCATTGTATTTCTCGTAGAGGCTCTGACTAATTTGCTCAATATAAGCCCTTGTCTCTTTTGCTTGACCTCTTAGAATTTCTTTAACTTCATCATTATGTTTTTCTTGGAGTTTCTCGATTATCTTTCGCTTTTCATCGATTACCGTTTGTAATCTGATCTGAACGGAATGTATCATTCCTTTCACATCACGTTTTCTGTATACTGGCTCTGAGCATACTCTGAAATTACTTGCATTCAATCTGTAAATAATAGTTCCTGAACGGGTCATGATATCCATTATTTTACCCTTGTTTTCGGCCTCAATTATCGCGATACTACCCTCTGTTGGATGTCCGATTACGGGAAACATTTTCAGGGAAATGGAAATATTGGACGGGTCGATTGGTTTTCCATTCTTGTAGACCAAATTATTGAAACTACTGTCAATCCAGAGTTTCAACTTGTCTACCATCTCATCTGATGTGTTTTCTACACCGAGAATTGTTCCGTCGTTCTTAATTCCCATGATTAAATAACCATGACCACCATTCAAGAACCCGATAATCGTTTCTCTATATTTAGGGAGCCCAGATGAACCAAGAGACTTATGTCTGAAAAGTCCTGAAAATACCGAGACCTCCTTATATTCCAGAGTATTACTTTCCTGGAAAGGAACCTTCTCGCCATATACCCATTTTTCTGGGTATACCCATTTTTCTGGATATACTAATTTTTCTGTGAAACTAGGTAACATACGGGCTTGTCAAGCACTTGTGTTAGCTTATACGTCAATTTTATTATATCAACCTTACCTGTTTAGACATCAAGGCTTACCGTATTTCCAACGGGTGCAGGTCTGCGCCCACGACCTCTGCGTCCATTTATACCAGACCTCGTTGATTCTGCCTGACTGTAGTCATCACTGGCTACACTCTGTAGTTCAGACACGGCTACCATCGCAGGTTGCTGCTGTGTGGCTTGTTCAGACTGGACAAAGGAATTCACAGGCATTGTGCGAACTCCAATAGTCTCCATCTCAGCACGACGGACATCCTCGAATGTCTTCAGAATATCATCTACGCCCGAAGGACCTCTCATCTCACGTCTTGAACCGTTAGAGCCAGGGGCGGTAACTCCGTTTGAAGCCTGAACTAGAGGAGAAGGGTTGGGGGGTGACCTGGCGTTATTACCGAAGAAACCGCCTGTAGGC